GGTATTGCAGTACCTTTTTCTGCTTTTCTTGTTACATACCAATCAGTAGAACTTAATTTATTGTAAGCTGCACTTTTTAATTCTGCTATCTTTTTTTTCTTTAATTCCGCAAGTGTTTCACTAAATGTTTTACTTTTTACATCATAAATAAATACAGTTCTTTTTTTACCATCTACACCTTCATAATCATCTATGTTATGTAAGTTGCTTATGTATTGTGTTTTACTATCGTAACTTGGTGTAATAACATCATAAAAACCTGCACTTTCATGTACACTACTATCTAACTTATCAAATCCTACTATTGTATTTCCAAAACTACTTGGTAACTTTGGGTACTTTATTATTTTACCTTTTACTATTCTTGCTTTCATAATTATGGTGTTGTATCTGTATCGTAACTATTAATCGTATAATTTACTACTGAACCCCCAACACTATCTTCCTTTGCACATATTAAAGTAATATGATTTTTTTTACTTTGGTCAATACTTGTTGTGCCAACTTTGTTAAAAGCTGTGGTTCCCAATCCAGTTCCTGCTACTAATGTAATGACTGCACTTGACAATGTACCATCTAATACTAAATCTATTACCTGATTTTGTTTTAAGTTGTCAATAGTTATATTTGCAGTTCCAATGTTCCCTGTACAAAAGAAAACACTACCTGCTGAACAGTCAATTGTAAAGTCACCTGTATCTGTTTTATCTACTCTATTTGCAAATCTATTTGCTAATTCATCATGGTCTACTGCATTGTCAGCTAACATTGAATTCTCAACTGCACCTGCCTGTATAGTAGTTGCACCTGTATTTGTTATTGCTATATCACCACTTACTGCTACGTTAGAAAAATCTGTGCCATCTCCTACCATTATATGAGCATCTGTAGCTGCTAATGAATCATCTAAAATATTTATTTTTGCAGGTGTTACATTGTCATCTACTATAGATGCTGTTACTACTGCATCACTTGCAAGTTCATCTGCACCTACTGCATCATCTGCTAACATTGAATTTTCTACTGAACCTGCTTGTATTGTTGCTGCACCACCAGTAATTGCTACATCACCTGTAACTGATAGTGTATTACCATCACCTAATAAAGCATATAATTCAGTATGGTTGTCGTTTAGTTTAGAAAAGGCAGTTCTTATTGGATCACCATCTCCTTGGTTTGCTGTTCCTAATCCTACTGTACTTTTTGCCATTTTATTTTTTTTATAGTGTTATTTCTGTTTGGTCAGCAGTTAATGTAGTAGAATCTGCTCTTTGTACAGTTGTATCTACAGTAAATGCTTTAGTTTCTATTAAACTTCCTGTTAATGGCAATAAAAAACATTCAGGTGAACTAAAACTTGGTATGCTTTCTGCTATAGTGTGATCTTCATCACCAAATTCTGTAAAGCAATAAATTCTACCCCAGTTTATTGTGTTTGCCATATTTATACAATAAATTTTGTTTGTTTTTGTTATATACTTTTTTGTTTAAGTATTCTGTAAGTTTCTTAATGTTATTTTCTTTGGCCTTATACTTCATAACACCCAACCTTCAAAACTTGCATCTTTATCAGGGTGTACATCTTCATTTGTAGAAGTGTAGTATTCAGGAAACTTACTTGGTGCATTAAAACTTAAATAATCTATTAACCTGTTTGTATAGTATTGTGCTGTATTTCTTTCTTTCTCTAAAAGGTAATCTACTTCTTCTTTAGAAGCATTTTCTGCATTTTCACTATTGTGTTTAAATACACCTTTATTTGCTATAGTATAAGCACTAAATGGTAACAGTTCTACCATACACCAATGTATAAGGCAAGGTTTTACATATTCGTTTACTAATGTTTGGTAATCACCAGTAAGTGTACCTGCTACAATTTTTGCTTGTATGCTTTCTAGTAAATCTGTACCTAAATAGTTTTCTATATGTTTATCTTGTGCAATTTTTACATACTGTATAAACTTATCTGTATCTATATTACCTGATAGTGAAGTAAATTTTACTACATCTTTTCTTGTTATTAATAGTGCTTCTGCCATTATCCTTTATAGTTTGGGTGGTGTCCTTTGTCACCTCTAGTTATATTTGCTTGTGATACTTCTTTGGGGTTTTTGGGTAGTTTAAAACCTTGTTTTACAGCTTGGTTAACATTTACAAATCTTGTGTTAGCAAGTGCATTACCTTTATAAGGTGTGCCATCCTTTTTTAATTTCTTTTTGTAAATTCTTCTTTCCCAAATGTGATGACAATTTACCCCACCTTGCCACTTAAACAATGAGTAGTTTTGTCCTTTGTGTCCATGCTGCTTATTTACACCCCTAAAACTCATTTGTGCAATATCTTCTTTTCTATATAGTTTGCCTGTACTTAACATTCTTCTACAGAAAGGTCTAGTTTCACCCTTTGGTTGTCTTTTTGTGCCTTTTACATACTTGTATCTAACCTTAAATAAATCATTATCTTGGCTAGAATCTTGTTTTGCTGATAACTTTAAACCATTTAAATAATTTTCTACATCAAAATCTTCAGGTTCATCTTCTGTAGTATCTGTATCTAACAGTTCATAGTTTTCTAAATCTTCTATTTCACCTAACTGGTCTATTAATGTAAATAATTCATCACCATCATCATCACTTAAAAAAGGTCTTTCATCTTTTGCAAGTTCTTCTTCTTGCATCTTTTCACATCTGTGTGTTTTATAGTTTTTCTTGTACCCTTTTGGGCATTTGTATTTTTTTAAATCTTCTTTGTTATGAAATTCACAAGGCATATACCATTCTTGCCCTTCATATTCATGTACATGGATACCTTCACACCCTATATTCTTTGCCATCTCTTCAGCTTTTTCAGGTGTGCTATATGCTAACCTATCATCTATTATAGCAAAATCTTTATTTACCACTTGACTGGCTAACTTTACACCAGTTTCTTCTTCTTTAGCTTCTTGTGTTACTGCATTATCTGTATCAATAAATTCTAAAGGTTGTAATGTCCTAAAATATAGTTTTAAACTTATTTTATTAACTGCTAAAATATGGTTTATACATTCTATTATTTGGTCTTGGTAAGGTTTTATAGTTATGTTATTAAACAATAAACTTGCAGTTTTTATTTCATCTGCATTATTACCTAAACCACTATTACCATCTCTTACACCTAATAGTAATGGGCTTGTTACCCTATGCCCCATAAGTATTTTCCTAATACATTCATTAGCTAAATATTCATAGTGTGCAGGTGCATCATCTAAAGGTATATCATCTACAGTAGTTTTACTTTCTGCATTGTTGTTGAATGCTACTATAACTTTTTCACCCCTACTACCTGTAAGTTTGGCCATAACCTCACTTTTAATTTGTAGTTGTTTTTCCCTATCAGGTACACCATTGTTAAAGTTTACTACTTTAGTACCACTAAAATTACATTGTACATCATTTATAAGAAAATCAGATATTTCACTTTCTAATTCACAGTAAGCCAAAGCACCTTGATAATCTACAGGGCATATATAGTCATAACCTGATACATATTTTTTTACTACTTTAATCTCAGATTCTTTACCATTACCAAAACCAAAGTTCGCAATTCTTTTCAGTTTAGTATTTTGTTTTACTTTTTCCCAATCAGGTGCATAATAGTATGCTTCTATATCACCTTCTTCATTCATCTTTTCAGGCCTTAAAGTTTGTCTTGGAAAATGTTCAGCTTTTATTACTTTACCATTTTGGTATAAAACTTGAAAACATGCTTCACCAAGTAGTTTAAGATCAAGTGCAATTTTTTTTAAACACTCATTACTAAAAATACTTCTTAGTGATGCATATTCATCAGTTTTTGTACTACTATCAAGTGCATCTAAACCTTTGCCATAAATCATATTACTAATACCATTTATTACTGCATTGTTAGTTGTAGAACTTGTAAAAAGGTCTATAAGATATTGGTAGTAATTGTTATCATCACCATAAGCTACCCATTCTTTTCTTTTATCTTCTACTACTTTGGGTTTGTTGTAGGTTGATAAGTTTACTATGTGTATGTTATCCATGTTTATATAAATACAAATTCGTTAGTTGTTGTGTTGGTAGTGTACTGATTTTCGTTTACTGTAAAATCTGCTACTGTTTGATTAGTGCAAAATATTTTATCTCTAAAAATTAGTGTACTACCTTCTGTAATTTCTAAAGTATAAAAAGTATCTTCTACCAAAGTAAAAGTATTGCTGTACTGGTAATAGTAATCTACTTCTGTAAAACTTGTAGATGTTTGGCTAAACACTTCCTTGTTTGTGCTTTCGTTGTTTATCTTAATTGTATAAGTGTTTCCTGAAGTGTATGATCTAGGAATAAAACTAAATGTTTGGCTACTACCTGAACTTTGTAAAACTATCATATATATACAATAAAAGTAGTTCTATTTTGTTAAATAAAAAAAGGGTAACATTATTGCTACCCCTCTTAAAACAAAAAAATCAAATTCTAACTGTTTGTGCCTTCTGTTACTGTTACTGTACCAGTTTGCCCTGCAAATGGATCTGCTGAAGTTGCACCTTCTAAAAAGTTAGCAGGTTTTAGTTCTTGTGCTGATAGTGTAAGTGTATAACCACTTAAATCACCCATAGCTGCACCAGTAACTATTGTACCACCTGAAACATCTGCACCATGTTCTAACCCCATCATAAAGGCATTACCATTATAATCTTCTATAACCACATGTGGTCTACCATAAGATAATAATTTTAATTCTTTATGGTCTTGTACTGTTAGTTTCTTTAGTGTAAGATTTAGTGTTTGCTCGAAAAAAGTTGTACCATTTTCTCTAGAACTTGTTATAGTTTGTTCAAAACTACTGTTACCCTTTACTTCATAGTTAAAGCAAGTAACATCTCCTAAACTATCTATTACATCTGTATCTGTGCTATCAAAAGTTGCTGTTATTGATCCAAAATCAAAAAAGTACACACCTTTAATACCACCAACTACATCTTTACATGGTTCTTTTCTACCCCTTGTTAAATTACATGCCATAATATTATATTTTTAAAAAAAAAAGGTAGATAGATATAAACCCTACCTACCCTTTTATAGTTAATTAATTAGTATTCTATGTATACTGTACACAATCAGCACCAACACCAAACTGAACACCTGCTTGAAATCTCATAATAAATCTAACATTTTGTGAACCATCTATGTCACTCATGTCAATTACTTTAACTTCATTCAAGTCATTTAGTAAAGAAGTACCAAAGAAAAAGTTACTTTTTTGTCCTGCAACCATTTCGTTTGCTCCTAAACCTTGTGCATGTGAAATTTTAATACCATCAAAGTATGCAGGTGTAATGATTTGGTTGTTACCTCTATCCTCAAAACCTGCTGCTCCTAATCCTGAAGCACCAAAACCACCTAATGCTCTAATATAGCTTCTGTAAACATTTGTTGCTACCCATATAGTAGTATCTTCTTGTCCATAAACAGCACTTGGAATTGCATCAGCAACTTTACCTAATTCTGTAATCACATTTCCAGAATTTACATCTGTAGCAACTACATCTACTACATCACTATCAGCAGCAAGAAGTGCTTTAAATCCATCAAATTGTCCTGCTGTACCATTTACTCCTGCCCATATATTAGTTTCCATTCTTTGAGCCACTTTGGCTGAAAAATGTCCTATAATAAAATCTGCAAAAGATTTTGGTAACTCTCTACCTAAACCACCTAAACCAACTTCTGCAGCTTGCCATGTGTTTAAGAAATCTTTTTTACATACAGTAACATTTACCATAAAATCTTCTAAAGTCAGCGTTCTTTCGCTTAAGGTCAAAGTTGAACTGTCGCTGTAGTCGCATGCACCATTTTTTACGATGTCATTACTGCTTACTTTTTGCATAACTTGCTTATGCACTATATTAGGTAAAATTGTTATTGTTTCTTCACCTAAAGTTTTACCACTTAACAGGGCTGCTTGAATATATTTACCTGCAAATTCTCCTGCATAAGTAGTTGAAATACTTGTTGCCATTTTCTAAATTATTATATATTATTAATTCTACGCATAACTCTATCAAAAGTTGTTTCACCTCTTCTGCTCATAAATACAGGTTCAGTTTTTACTTCTTCTTCAGGGTTATGTTTTACCTTTTCAACTGCTGAAAGTTCTTCTTTTTCTTCAATGGGTTTATCTTCAGCACTCATTTCTTCTTCTTTTTTACCCATTTTTTCAATCATTCCTTTGATCTCTTTTATTTCATCTTGAAGTGAAGCTAGTTCTTCCTTAGTTGCATACTGCATTTCTTCTTTCTTCTCTTCTTCAAGGTTTTCTTGTACTTCTTGTACAACTTCTTTATTTGCCATATTATCAGTATTTAAATTTTCTTCACTAGCTTCTTCTTTAGGTTCTTCTTCTTTTTCTTCTTCTGCACCAATAGAAGCTATAATGCCTTCTTCTTTTACTATTAGTTTTTCACCATCTTCTAAAGTATATTCACCAACTGGTAAAGGTACTTTTTCATCTTCTGTTACTATAAAAACTTCACTACCTGCTTCAAAGTTTTCACTTTCTATTACAGTACCATTTTCAAGTGTAGCTTGTTCTAGTTTTACTTCTTGTGTATCAATGCTTAATAGTTCTTTGATTTTTTTTAACATATTATCTGCTTTCATAGTAGTACAATAATTATTGGTTTAGTTTGTTGTATTTTCT